AGAGAATGCGTCCTCCAGGCTTAATGATAGCCTCGTATTCAGCAGTAGAAGCCGCCAGTTTATCTCGCATGGCCTGAGTCTGTGAGTTCGCCCAACTCGAAGCGTCATCAACGATCACCTCAGATGCTCTACTTCCGGTCACCGACGAGAAGACGCCCTTACTGGTAACACTGGGAGCATGGGCTGGCGGGGCGCCACCTACGTCAAACGCGATCTTCGAGCAACGCTGTCCCTCGCGGGGCTTTAAGCCTGCCGTCAGGACACCCATTTCCTCTATGAGGCGCAGGGTGAAGGTCGAGAAGTCGTCGGATCGGTTCTTACTGGCTGATATGACCAGGAAGTTCTGTGAGGGGTCCCTCAGTAGCTTCCAGACAACGTAGGCGCTGGTTATGTAGCTCTTGCCCACCCCACGAAACGCCTGCACCACGAGCCTCCTGGGGCCGTTAGAAACCCAGTCAGCTATATCGTACTGAATGGGCGTGGGGTCCGGTAGCCCCAGCGCCTTCCAGGCAAGGAACAGCCAGTTCTTGAAGCCGTCTTTTCCCGTGAGGCGTGGGTCTATTTCAGCCATTCTGAGCTACAGGCTCTTCAGGATCATTAAAGGGCAGCACCTCTGCAAGGTTCGTCATGGGCGAGTCCTTGTAGAGCGTTGAGTCCACCCCGTTGTCCTTCAGGAACTGGCGGGCCACCGATAGGTCGGCGGCAGTAGCCTCACCAGCTCGTATGCGGTCAAGAAGAAGCTGGGCAGTCTCGACGTGCAGGTTCTCAAGGGTCTTGTCGAGACTTAATACCCCTTCCGAATCACCAGGCCCGACCGTTTCAGGCGCCGCTTCTTCTTTTTCTTCTTCGCGGGTTTCATCCCTTTCGACTTCTTCGGCATGTTCTTTCTCCATTATTCAGCAACCGTGAAGCCACGGAGGGTGAGGAGGGCGTATTCGCCCGATATTGCGTAGGGGGCGTACATATAAATAGAGGCAGCGTTCCCCTTGGTGATCGTGATAGGGGTAGCAAAGTCGAAATTGAAATTGCAGGGATTGAAGCAATAACCAGACTGGATGATGGCAGTCCCATCTTTGAGTTGCCACTGATGGTAGTAGGTCCCATTCTCACTCGTTCCAGTGTTGTCACCATTGTAGGAGGAGGCGGCATCCTGCATAACCTGGTAGCCTATCTTACCGAAGGATACCGTGAATCCCGTCACATAGTGGCATGAGCCAACTACGGCGGCTTTCGTTGCAGCCATAGTATTGATGGACGTACCGGTGTCATCCTCCACCACGCTCCACCCGGTGGTCGAGAAACCCTCGGTTCTGTCCTGCCTCGAAATGAAACTTTCCATTGACGCGGGATGGTCGGTCACCGCGGTAGATACTGTACCCATGATTGCTCCTTAGGTAATGAATTGCATAAGCGCGGAAACGACACCGCCGACAACGCCTGCCGCTCCCAGTGTCAAAAACTTGTATTGTTCTAATTGCCTCAGGCGAACCTCGAGCTGCGAAAGCTCCTGGTCATGCTTGCGGATCGAAGATAAGATGGCGTCTACTTTTCCTTCTAAGCGGCCCATTGCAAATAGAAGATCGTCTTGGTTGCTCATTGTTATCTGATGTAAAGGAGGCGCAGTTTGATAGAGCCACTCACCGTCAATGTGTCGGTGGCATCAATCGATGCGTAATTTTTAATATGGAATCTCATGTTTAGTCCCGTGTATGCGCCTATGCTGACGTTCCCCGCTTTTGCCCAGTAGCCCATATCTCCATGTTGGAAGTCGGCGGGACTCTCTGTGGTTACCCCCTCCAGAGCAGTTTCACCTCCAGCTTCACCATAACCCGCCTCTGCAATGTTTTCATCGGACCCTGTCATCAAGTAATATCCATAGCCCTGGCCGTCAGTGCTTAAACTACCGCTTACAAATTTCATCACCTCTCTTCCACCAAACTTGTAAATCACATCGCCACTACCGTCGATTCCGTTTAGTGATAGGAGTACTGCGCCATTTTCACCCGTATTAAACTCATTGTTATCAGTGATGGATGTAAGCGTAAGTAACCAACCGTATCCCATCAGTACTGAGAAGTCCGTGGGTAGGGACGACAGCGTAATTATTGCCGGGTCTATATCGGTTTCGACATTAACGTCAGTGAAACTGGTGTTGTATTCTTCGCTGACTACTAACCCCCCGGACGTGTCTACATAAAGTTTTGTAGCTGCGTCCTTATCAGCCTCCGGGGTCGCCAGGTTCGTGATCTTCTCGTCACTCAGGTCCACCGCCTCGGTAGGCGCCGCCATCTGGTCGAGCCTGTTGGTCTTTACCGAAGCATGGAAGTCCGATATGTCGGCAGACTTCACCTGGGAGTCCTCAGACAACGGGTCCACTATGTTGTGAGTACTCCTATCGAACCGCAGGAAAGTGTCGGTGGAAGCTGTGAAGTCGCCTGGGCCGACAAAGTCAGTTTCCTTTAGGTGTGCAAAGGTGATCGAGTCGTCCACGATTTGATCCTCACCCACGGAGTTGGCGCCCATGTTCGCCAGCGCCACCGCATCATCGGCCAGCTCGGAAGCACCCACGCAATCTGCGTCTAACTCCGTAGCCGTGATAGACCCAGCGTCAATGCTCGTGGTACTCACGGTCACCACCGAATCCTCACTCCCCTGCTCCCACGCTTCCTGCGCGATATACAGGTTCTGAAGCTGGGCAGTCTCGAGGTCGGCAGCACTCAGGGTGGCGCCCTCTGCGAAGTTGACCAGGCGATCCCCATGTCCACGCGGAGTCACCCTCTTGATAACCACGTTGTTCGTGCCAGAGGCTGGGGGCGTAGTGAATACAATGTTGGAACCCGTCAGCGTGTAGCCTGAGGTCTGCTGCACGTCACTGACGTAGACCTTGATACCTGCAGGGGTCGAGGGCGGCAGGACTACCGTCTGGGACAGGTAGTTAAACGTGACAGAGAAGTCGGTTTCGGCTCCGTCACCATTGTATTGAACGTAGGAATCGTAGGCCATTGGTTACTCCATCGGGAACATCTGGTTCTTAAGCATCTCAGGGTCCTGCCCCCGGCGCATTGCACGGTTAGCTATGATCTGGTTTCTGCCTCTCTCGCGCAGCTCATCAAACTCACCCAGCATCTCTTTCATAGCCTTGGTCCGGTACTTCCGAATCAACCTGTGCAACTCCCTGACCCTGGGGCTGTCCTCGTCCAGGTCAGACACGCCCTCGATTGGCATTTTCTGGTAGCGCCTGGAGTTAATCAGGCGGGTCATAGCCTTGCGTAAAGTACGACCCCCATATTTCACCTGGCCCGTCAGCTCGAGGAAGCGGTCGTAGGCGCTCTGCCCCTTCGCGTTTGTATGGTTCGTGAGGTCCGTGCCGAACTTGAAGCGCGTGGGGTTCGAGAAGGGATACCCAAGTGCCGCGAGTTCACCTGAGATCAGGTCGTTTGATGAGGCGTTCACCATGATTGGGAAGAACGCTCGGCCCGTCCCAGCCGTCCGGTCAGCCCAGCCCTCCATGGTCCTCTTGGTGATCGCCTCGCCCACCACGTTCCGCTGGGGTTCCAGCAGGGCGTTACTGAGGAATGGGATACGGTTGATCGTGTGATCGAAGAAGGTCCTGACCTCGGTGGTGTGGGGGTCTGTTATGTGACGGAAGTTCGCAAACAAGCCGGGGACCGCCATGGCTGCGGTGAGCCTGCCGCCGATACTCGAAACGGTGTACTCGTCATTCTCCAGAAGACCCGCAACCTGGACTAAGCCCTGCAGGTAACTCTTCGACTGGATGTTGTGAGTGATCGCGTGGCTCAGGGCGTGAACGGAGGTCCATAGACTTTCGTCCTCGTCCCCGTGGCTGTAACGGCTACCGTCTACCATGTCGGCAAACAGGCCAACTACCGTAGCGAAGGGGTCCAGGCGCTGGTAGCTGACGTAGGTGTCACCCACCTTGATTGAGTAGGGTTGCCACCCGTCCTGCTGGAGGACCTTTCGGAAGTCCTTATCCTTCGGTCCAGCCCCGGTGATGATGTCATTCATGGCCGCTGTGTAGAACAGCGTAGAGAAACCCATGGCGGCTGTGAAGCGCCCCGTGGCCTCGGCCTGCGCCCTGGCACCGTTAGCCCCTGAGATCATCCGGGCGAACTCGTTCTTGGCCTCAGTCACCTTGCCCATCTTGGGGAAGGCTGACTTGTAGAGGTACTCGGCAGCGCCCGCCAGGTCCTTGTTAATGACAGGAATAGAAGTGCGCCTTCCTGCATACATAAAGATATTCAGTGGGGTCCGAATGAATGGGAAGAAGAGGCGCAGCATCGGGTGCTTGGCACTCATCTTACTGAGGGTCACACCCATAGAACTCATAAAGCCCGCGTCAGCATCGAGGTCGTTGGTGAAGGTACGTTCACGAGCGATCTCAAGCGCCCTCTGTCCCAGCGCCCCACGTCCCGTGATGGGCTTACCCCCTGGGCCGCTGACTTCCCCGTGGCTGACACCAGGACGGTTCATGGTTTCTTCAACCCACGCCTTGCGGTCTGTCTCCAGTTGACCTTGCCCAAAGGGGCCGCGGTACTGGGGGGCATGTGAGGGGAACAGGCGCTTGGCCTCTTCCTGCAGGTTCTCAAGGACAAACGCATTACCCTTGCGGGTCATGCGGGTCACCTCACGGTTGACTATGGTGTCTATCGAGATCTCTCGGAACTCGGAGGTTCCGTCCTTGTTCTTGAACTCGTCAAAGTGCCAGTCGGGGAGAGGTCCCCCAACCTTCTTCTGGCCCTTGATCTGCTGGAACACATCAGCGGCTACAACTGAGCGGTAGGTCCACTGCTTGAAGAACTCGTCAGTTGCCATGAGGACCCTGGAAGGGGTTCTTGCGATATTCCCAAACCACTCGATCCCGGCGCCGATCCCCTTCTCAGGGGTAATCAGGTGACCCGATACACCGGGGAGTCCCCTGAGTATCTCGCGGGAGTTATCAGCTCCGATAGCGTTCTTCATCTGGTCGGGTATATCAAGCGTTCCGTGTCGTGCGTCTAGTATGTAGTCGCCCTTTTGCCACGACCTGCCGAAGTACTTAATAGATTCACTGAACTGGTGGAAAAGCTGGGTGAACTCAGAGAACCCCTGGGCCACCATCTTGGTAGCTTCTTCAGTAGACTTGCCCTTGATAGCACGGACGCCCTTAAGGACCGCTCCACCCATCATGAGTTCGAGGGGTCCGTAGAGCGCGACACTGAGGTTACCCAGGGTATTCGTGGTCATCGTGGGAATTCCCGACAGAATCGAGTTCACGAACCATTCATTCATAAAGTAGACAACCCGCCGCCCACGGTCGTAGGACTCAAGAAGACCCAGGGCCGCTGAGTTAGACTTCGTGGCATCTCCTACGCCGCCACGGGCTTCAAACAGTTTGTCACCATTTGCCAGTATCTTGTCTTTGCCACCCAGGCCCGTGACCACATCGTCCCGTACAGCTTCCGATACCAACCGGGAAGAGCGGGTGTGGTAGCGCCTGAGAGCGCGTCCCGTTTCGCGGCGCACGTTACCGAAGGCCGTGAGCATACCCCACGCCTCCTCGTAGCGCAGGCCCAGCTCGTAGAGCGCCTGTTCGCGGGTGACCTTGAGGTGCTTCCTGAGAGCCGCCCCGTCCCAAGCATGTTCTTCACCCGCTGTCTTGACAATCTTTGCTTCGCCCCGCCGGGGATCGGCAATACTAAGAAGGTCCCCTTCGTCAGCCTTAGCCGCCCAGTAGAACTGCTGCAGGTCGTCAAGGTAGCGGTCAATGTAGGCAAGGTACGCCTGCGCCTGGAGACTGCCCTCACCAATCTGCTGGGCGATAGCGTTCAGGTTCTGCGTCACCTGGCTGGGGGAGAGCTTACTGTTGGTCAGGCGAGACACAGCCTCAACAGCAGTGCGCTCGTCAAAGTCCATGTCATCAGTAATGGGCCTGCCCCTGTGGTCTACCCTGTTGTTGATCTGCTTGGTTGTCAGGTAGACCTGCATGAGCTGGTGGTTCGCACGGGACCCCAGGGACGCCACGTTAATGACGCCGTCAATGGCGACAAGGAAGTCAGCGTCACCCGCGTTAGCCTCGTCCAGTAACTTGACGAGTCCTTCAGCCTCTGTGAGCGTCAGGCTACCCTCGGTATGCGCGTTGATCCCGATCTCACGGAACCGCGCCTGCGCTGGGTCCATGCCGGGGAAGATATTGAGGTTGGTTTCACGAGCCTCGACACGGGCATCGTCAGCTCGCATTTCCTGGTGGAGTTTGGCCTGCCGCTCAAGCAACTCCCGACTGCTCTGGATATGGGGAGATATGATCTCGCTGACCCGCTGGTTCAGGCGGGCTACAAGTTCCGTTGCGTCCTCACCGGCCAGGCGGGCCTTCGCAATGTCGCTGGCGATGTCAAACAACTCAGCCTTCTCAGAGTGCTGGAGCAGCTTAAGGACCTCGTCCTCCATCTGCGCCCGTATCTCCGGGTCCGTTATAGGCGTCTTACCCTCAGGCAGCGCGTCCTGCACGGCCCTGATAAGTCCACCCTCGTCTACGGTGTCCACCGCTTCGCGCAGACCTTTATCAAGCTCCGCAACCGGGACATCCTTAGAGCGTGAAGCTGCCAGTTGGGCCTGCTTGGTTTCAGCCTCTACCCGCGGGGCTTCGACATCGACCTTGGGTTCTTCAGTCTCAACGGGCTTCGAGGGTTCGTCAGCGGCTACACGTTCACCCGTAAGATCTTCGAGTTCCTTTTCACGACCCTTTAACTTCGTCTTGGCTTTTTCCAGCTTCCCCTTCTTTTTCAGGTGAGCCTCAACAGCCTTCCGCTGGTTCTTGCCCATACGGGCGAAGCCCTCCAGCGTCCCGTCAGGAGACTGGCGCTCAAGCTCCAGTTGTCTCTTATCAACGCGCTTCTCCAGGTCGCTGACCTCGTCCCTCACTTTCTTTGCGCGTCTTTCGGCCTTCTCAACAGCCTTGGTGTCCACCTCAGGCGCAGCGTCCCGCTCGGGTATGTCCCGGTGGGGGTCCAACTCGTCTACCTTGAAGATCTTGGACTCGCCCTCGAAGATCTCCTCGGCGTTATCGAAGTCTTCCTGGTACTTCTTCTGTTGCTCGACAACCTCGTCGGACAGTTCGCGGGCGCTTACGTTCTTGTCGTTAAGAAGTTTGGTCCTGCGTCCAATATAACCAAGAGTCTTGAGCGTCAGCCCCAGGGCGGCACCGATCCCCACACCCTCCAGCGCATTCTTCATGCGACTGAGGACACGGTTGTCACCTTCCTTGGCTGAGAGCCATTCGGTGATCGGGTTCTGCAGAGAGGGGTAATGTTCAATGAGGTTACTCAGGCGGCGCTCGTCAGCGTCAAATACCATGAGGTCAGTACCGACTCCCACGGCCCACGGCTTGATCTTGTCCCAGAACACCATCGCCTTGATCTGGTCATTGCCCCACCCAGAAGCCTTAGCAGCCTTCTCGTAGTACGCCAACTCATCCTGTGAGCGCAGGGCTTTGCGGAGGCCGCGTGACTTCCTGCGCCCAAATTGTTTCAGGAGAGCCTTTTCTTGTTTTACAAGCGCACTGCTTTTCTTGTACTTCCCCAGCCACTTAACGTTCTTAGCGCCCTTAAGACCCATGGCGCCCACCTTGACACCCTTGACGGCTAAAGTAGCGAACTTAGCTGGTACAAGGAAGTTGGTGAAGCCTTCAGCTAACCCGCCCACAAAGGTCTTGGAGCGCCCAAGGCCCAGGTTGTCAG